GGTGCTATCGAGAAACGCTGACGGCACGTTCGGAAGCCCACCGGCAGAACCAGAGTGATAATTATAAGCGAGTTTTTTTCTCATTGTCGATATGCCGCGCCGGAAGAAGTCACGTCGCCGAAGAAGCCCTAAGACCATCAGCCTCTACAATATGGCCGTCGCCTACGGAAACTTGGCGATCCTAACTGAGGGAACTCTGGGAACATCTCCCTATGGAGCAGTCACTGGAGCTGCCGATCTAGGTTACAAGAGTGTCGCCGATGTCGGCCTCGGTGCCTCGTCGATGACTCTGGTCGGTGCCCAGCAGATTTCTCTTGGCGACATCCTCTCCAACCCGAGCGTCGCCATGCAGCAGATAATGGACAACGCGCAGTCAAACGCGGTCCCAATGGCAATAGGCGCCATCACCTTCAACACTGGAGCGAAAATCTTCAGGAAAGTCATGGCGAAGCCCTTCAGGGAGGCTAACAAGTTCATTAGGCCCCTCGGTCTAGGCGTGAGGCTGTGATCCTATGGCAACAAACACCGTCACAGGAAACCTCGTCTGCTCAGATGGAACTAACATTCCGCTGAAAGCAGAACTGGCCGAGGGCACCGAGTCCGATTTGACCACAGATACAGTCTACACGGTATCCGCGCAGAACGTCGGAGACTTCGCTCCGGGAAAGACCGTTACCCACGCTCTAGTTTCCAGCGACAACGGAGCCGGGTATTGCTACATTCTCTCGCAGGGACTTGTTGCCGCTCTTATTTCCTACTCGGTCAAGGGCGCTGTCACGGACGGATCTCCTTCCCTCTGCCAGCCCTACACGCTGAAGGCCGGCGATAAGGTCCGCTACATGAACAACACCGCTGCTGATAGAGAAGCTGCAATGTCCTGCTACACCGCACGAGGAGTTTCTAGAATCTTTCACGTCACGCCCACTGGTGGAGCAACGAACGAGCTTGTGGATCTACAGACATCGAACTCCATCGGAGACACACTTCAGGGCGACCGGATCGTCAAGGTCATGGGAACCTCCGTAGACGGTAGCAAGATTGAGACGCAGGGCTTCTTCACCGTGGATGCACTCGGAAACGTCGTTGGGACTTCGGCTGCAACCAGTCCCATCGTCCAGCAGCCTTCATTCTCAAGCTGCTCGATTCCCATCGCTCTGAACTACAAGGCACAGTTCCTAACCAACGCATGAGGTGAGGACGAATGCCAAAGATGACTAAGGCCGCGGGTCGACGTCGACTCGGCGAGATTCACTCCAAAGCAAAGAAGCTTTTTCTCCGAGGATTCATCTCCACGAAGGATCTCGACTCCATAGAGCGTATCTGCAAGTCCCGAGCAAAGCAGTTGAAGTGATAGGATGCCGCTTCCAGATGCCCCGGCGGATTCGCCTCGCGTGTATAAGCTACTCAAGACAAAGACTCTTAGTGCAGAGGCACCCAACAGTCTCAGTCAAACCGACATAGCGAGTGTGGGCAACCCGATCAGTATCGAATCTCTCAACGAGGACGAGTTAAGACGCCTCGTTCTCGTGAACTTGGCGCGTCTCACGGTCAAGCAAGAATGGGATGGACTCATCGGGTGATTCAATGCCACTACCAGACGCAGACAAGAAATCCCCGAGGGTCTACACGCTCTCGCAGAATACCGATCTAGAGAACATGGCCTTCGCTACCATGCAATCAATAGGCCAGCCGATCAACATCGAGGAGCTTAACGAGGACGAGCTGCGGCGTCTGGTACTGGTCAATTTGGCACGCCTATCCGTAGCTGGCGAATGGAACGGCCTACTCACAGCAGGGGGTACTAGCTACGCCTTCACTCCAATCGATGCATCGCTCCTAACGACCTACAACAGATTTTCCCCGTGGGACGTAGCCAGAACATTTAGCGACTCCGTAGCTAACCTGACGATGGAGGACAAGGCGGTCTTTCAGCGGTTCGTAGCGCCGAAGACCGGTACGATTGGTGACATCACAGTGCGCACTGGAACTACCAATACCTCAAAGGATGACTGCAAGATTGCGATCTACTCCTCTAGCTCCGGTCTACCGTCGACCAGAGTTGGTGACATTAGCATTGATGTCAATGGCGGATCGGGCCTATACACTTCCTCAAGCTGGGCGACCGCGCCTCCTCTGACTGCAGGTGATACATACTGGATAGCATGGGCGCCTGAGGGTTCAGCTAAGCCCTCGATCTCTGGAGCTGCCGTTGCTCTCTACTCAGAGATTGGCCTGACGCACTATCCCGGTACTGGCTATACCCTGCTTTACAATAACGGCGGTACTAACTATGATTTTCCCAGCACTGTCACGAACTCTGAACTAATTGCAAACAACTCATTCACGGTGCCAATATGGACGTACAAATATGCATAGACAAATCACTGAGCACTTCGCCGATGATCGAGAGGACGTCGTTCACTCAAGGGACGTTACGTGGAGCGATGTCCGCCAGTCACGAAACGCAGCTCTAGCTGACTCGGACTGGACCGCGGTAAAGGATCGGACCATGAGCCAAGCTTGGAAGGACTACCGCCAGTCTCTACGCGACCTGCCCCAAGACCACGCGTCCGCGAACGACGCCGTTGACCACTGGCCGGAGGTCCCAGAATGAGTGACCTCAGCGAGAAGGCTCGTGACATATTCCAGAAGAACGGGATGGCATTCCTGCTTGGTTGGATTCTCGGGATGGGCCTCGGGCAAAGCCTCTGGGATTCAATCGTCGGGGTGCTGTGATGAGCAAGCGCAAGCCGGACCAAGTAATCGAGTTCAGGATCTCTTTGCAGGATAAAGAGCGCGAACTCCTTGAGCATATCGTCTACGTCGAAGGTACCGCCAAAGCGTTCAACCAGTTCACAGAACCCTTCGTCGAGATAGTCAAGGACGTTAGCGCCATGTCGCTAATCTTCGGTGCTTTGGCTGCATACGGTGGCTGGAAGTATGTGGTCAGCCCCGGCATCGAAACCGCCGAAGATCTCTTTGCAGACTTCATGGAGCAATACGATGTCGAGAGAAAGGCCAGAACGGCAGCAGGAGAAGCCGTCGGGGGTGTAGGCGGACTCGTGCCGGGTCCACTTGGACCCCTGTTTAGATTCTTGGGGATATATATCCAACGAGGCAACGACGGGGGCGGTGGCGGCGGTGGCGGCGGATTCTAGTGGAAAAATTTTCTGAGCCACGAAAACATACCCTTCCCCCCCCTACTTGGAGGGTCACTTTCACCATTCTTGAGCGTTAATTCTGCTACTTTAGCCTCCAGATGGTCGATATCGTCGAGGGCTTCTTCCATTGTGATCCGGGGGCTGCTGAAGTAGTACTCGATGGCATCGCTCACCTTCCTACTCTTCCCGCCGAGTCGACGTGGGTGTCTGATGTTGTCAACTATCTTAGCAGCGGGGATCGTCAGCCTGAAGGAGTGGGTCGCTCCGGCACTCCTGCGCTCCTTCATGACCAAGTCACCCCCCTCTTGCAGTGCGGGCAGCGGTAGGTATGCCAACGGTGCTGAACTCCATCGTACCAGATGTACTGTATCTTGGGACAGTCACAGCGCCCGGTGCAGCTCTTCAATCAATCCCACTCCAGAGTGCGCATCGAGGTTCCGTCAGGGAAGATGATCACGATCTGTTTCTCGATAAATTGGGAGTGCTCCTGAATGAGAAAGGACAGAAGCTCGTCCTTGTTCTTGAATCCTGATCGGCCTCCCTTCGATAGTCCACCGAAGGACAGCGCATACCTACCCATCCTCAGCCCCTCCTTAGAACTAAGCGAACGGCGTCATACAATGCGTCGTAGTCGCCGCCAACCTCGTCCTCATATTCGATAGCTCTCGTGAGATATCCCATGATGTCCCTCTTGGTCATAGTCATTCGTCCTCGCCCTCCATACGGTCAAGAAGTTCAAACATGGCGTTGTTGCATTCTGGGCAACCGCTGTCACCGCAGTAGCAACAGTCGTAGCCACAGTAGCATACGATTGCGCTCACGAGTACCACTCCGGATCGTCGTTCTCGTCCTGCGGGGTTCTCTGGGTCTCTAGGTTCGCGACCTGTAGCTCAAGGTGCTCAACGCGCCTGAGGAGGCGTTGAACCGTCCTTGAGAGGACCCCGAAGTCCGTGTCTATCAGCTCAGACAGGGCGTCGAGGCGTTCACTTTCAGTTTTCGTTACGGGTGTGTCGTCTGTTGTCTTCACAATACCCGAGACAAGGGTACTGCTTATGATATTATTCCTGTTTTGTATTACCAAACCCAGTTTCACCTTCAGTTAGGGTATTACGAAGTGGCATACCTGTTCAAGTCCAGCCCTAGCCTCGCCTATCAAGATAGCGGGAGAGGGGGGGGCGAGCCCCCCTCTTCCCGCATGGATCGTTGACTGATATCGCCTTGAAAACAACATTCAAGGACGGTCGGCTCCCGGAGCATGGTGGGAACACGCATGGCAATCGACGAAATGAACCTAATTCTTGCCATAACTAGCCTAAATTTGCTTGCCCTAGCTGGCCTAGCCCTCTGGATCAGATCCGAACTCGACAATGCAGTCGAAGAATTGGATTCGACACTTGCTTTGGCAATCAAGGCGACTATGGACAAACTCCTCGATGGCGGGATAGGCGGGTTTGAGCCGGTGAATCCGATTCAAGCTGCCTTCGCTTCGCTGATCCAGTCGTACGCAACGAACCA